CAAAAACGTATGTCAGCAACAGCCTACAGAGAGCTACAACAAATGGGACAGGGTGTTCCAGGTGTTACAGCAACTGAATTAACACGAGTTAATTTCAGGTCTAAATAATACAAACGGAGTACGTACAATGAACGATGTAGTATTAGTATCAAAAGACTTGCCATCACACGCAAGCAAAGGTGAGGGCCTTGGTAATGAATTTATAAAAGCCGAGCACCTTCAGACACCACGTGTAAAACAACTTCAAGTTATGTCGCACGAGGTAGACGAAAACCATAGTGAATTTTTAGAGGGAGCCAAACCAGGTGATTTCTTTAACACTATTACCAGAGAAAACTACGGTAAAGAAATGTATATTATAAACATTAAATTTACTGAAGAATTCGTTGTTTGGAGAAAAAGAGAAAGGGGTGGAGGATTAATTGGATCTTTTCCATCTAATGCCGAAGCACTTGAGCATTTAAAAAGCCAAGACTTAAAAGTCGAGGACCATGAAATTACTCAAACGCAATCTCATCTTTTACTTAAAAAGGATCCAGAGACTGGTGCATTAGATTCTCAACCATTTATCTTTGATTGTTCTTCATCAAAGCTAAGAGTTTCTAGAGAATGGAATACCCAACTCCAACTAGTGGGTGGAGATCGTTTTTCATCTTTATGGAAAATGAGTTCTTCTGAAACACAAAATAGAAATGGCCAAAAGTTTTGGAATATTGGTGTTCAGAATATTGGTTGGGTAACCGATGAAAATTATGAAGCTGCAAAGTCTTTATACACTTCTGTATCTAAATAATTTTTTACTTACATGGTGCGACACTTATTGTCGTACCATGTATACTATGTTTACTTATGGAATGCCCAGGTTGTAATAAACAAATAATAAATTGTAGTTGCCCTAGAGGAAATTACTATGATCATATTACTAAAAAATATTATAAATGGCCTGAGCTAATCTCTTTATTTAATGAAAGAAAAGGATTTCATCAACAAAATCCACAAAAAACTTCCTAAAGAAGTATATAAGTGGAAAATCAACGACCCCTACCATGGGGGTGTTCCTGATACATTCTACTCAGGTCCAGGCGGCTTTTGTTTTGTAGAATATAAATATAAACCTACTTTACCAAAAAGACCCACCTCTAAAATTAAAATAAACTTATCAGAACAACAACGTCTTTGGTTACAAAGAGCCCAGGACCACAAGTTGCCTGCGTACATCGTTCTGGGATCCCCGGAGGGTGTATGTATAACAACTAATGCACAAGTTGAATTTTACTATTTAGATTGTTTTTTAAGGTGTGCCGTGACTTTTGATGAATATATAGATAGAATAAGCAACATATGTTTAGATAATAATAAAAAATAAACATGAAATGGGATAAAGCTATGGATATGGTGAATAAGCCACCCCATTATAATCAAGGTGGCATAGAGTGCGTTGACGGAATAGAAGCAAGTATGAGTGAAGAAGCATTTGCTGGCTACTGTAAAGGCAACGTAATTAAATATTTGTGGAGATATGAATATAAGAATAAGATTGAGGACCTAAAGAAGGCTCAATGGTATTTAAATAAATTAGTATCTACACAGGAGGAGTGAGTGGAAGAGGTTGGAATTTTTACAGCCCATTCAAAAACACTTGGGAAATGCACAAGTATTGCAGACAGCCCATGTGTAGGAGTATGTTCTACTACCGTGATGCCTGACGACGATCGTTGTAGAGGATGTGGAAGAACAGTAACTGAAGTTCGAGATTGGAATACTTTCTCTAGAACGGAGAGAAAAGTCATAAATCTACGAAATGCACAGGAAAATTACTCCATTAGGCAGCTAAAACGTGGAAACCGCGTA